CTCCTTTGGAGTCTTGGAGGTCTTCTTAGAAGACCTTGGAAGTTCGCTTCGGCCCTCAGCCAAAGCCATCAACGACCAAAGCTCAGCTTTGGATAGTGCAGTGTCGCCATCTTTGATGGCGTCTTTAACCTTTCCGATGACGCTCCAAGCTTCTCCCCGGCAGATCAAGCCAGAGGCTTGATCCAGCAGGTCCCTTTCAGCTTTGCTGAACTCAGCCAGTTCTGCTCCCTTCAGGAGCAGATTCATCGTCGGTTTGCTACTGTCCAGCGGCAAAGCCGCTGTTTCGAGTTTCATCCGATTCTTTGAATCGGACTTACGAACTTTCGACTCCTCAGCTTTGCTGAGGCTGGACAGGCTAAACTTAGCCATTTGAAGCTCCCTTCAGTCCCTTTGGGACTTTCACGGGGTGAACTGCAATACAACCGACCAACACAGAGTTGCGATGATCGGACCCCAAACTTACGGCACCCTACCAACTCTTGTCAAGAGGTTTCGTAAATAACAAGTTATTTACTACAACCTCTTGACAAGAGTTGACTTGGAGGACTACTTACAGAAAACAAGTTTTCTGTAAGCAGTCCTCCAAGAAATCAGCCTACCCCCTCTCTGAGAAGCAGAGAGAGGGGGTCATCGCATTACTCCCTCTCTGAGTAGCAGAGAGAGGGAGTTAGGTCTGGTAACCATCCACCCCATAGTTCCCAACAACCATCCACCCCATGGTTCAGCCTCCCAATAACAAAAGCTTTAGCTTTTTAGAAGAGTTCCAACAAAGCAATGACACACTAAAGGCTGAAGCCTTTAGGGATGCGCGAAAAGGTCGCTGAGTCTATGCAGGGTCCGCTGCCATTTGACCCCTCAACGACGGGGAAAAAGCCCACGCGGCTCCTTCGGAGCTTAGGCGGCTTCCCGCGCCATGGCCCCGGCATCTGGCCCCCTCCGCAAACGTCATCCCCGACTTACGATTTTTGTTATAATATATGGCACTCCTACCAAGCGTATCATTTTTGGTCTAAAAAGTCATATTTGGCTTGTTGCGCTTGTTGTGGTATAGTATATTAGAGTATTATCCGCATTATCGCGGTTATATTAGAGAGGTGGTTTTGGATGGACAGTCGTAATATAGTAAAGATGATTTCGGCGGCGGATGACATTATCAAGGTATTGCGGGATGAGTTAGGCGAGGAGGGTATTTCGTTAGAGACGTTGGGTATTGCTTCGGAGTTGGGTGATTTTGATAAGTTTTTCAGGTTGGCTGATATTTTGCCTACGGTATTGGGTCGTACGGCTTCTAACAAGGAAGTTTCTTTAATTTTGGAGGGTGGTACGCTTCACGTATAGGATAGTATGGGTATGAACACGATTAAGCGGAGTAGGATGCAAAGAATGTTTGACAGGCAGCTTTTATCGTCGATGTATTTGCGGGGTATGAAGCAAGCGGAGATGGCGAAGGAGTTGAAGGTTAGTCTGAGTACTATAGAGGTAGATTTGCGTAAGTTGCGTGATGAGTGGCACAATGGTGCTTCGTATGATTTTAGATCGGCTAAGATGGAGCAGTTGGCTAAGATTGACGAGATTGAGAGGGCGGCATGGGAGGCGTATGAGGCATCGAAGGGTGAGCATCGCCGTACTACGCATTATGACGAGAAGGTCAATCCTAGGACGGTAACACAGAAGGAGGCTTCAAGTTCTGGGGATGCCAAGTGGTTAGACAAAATTTCGTGGTGTGTAGAGCAGCGGTGTAAGATTTTGGGATTCCACGCTCCTAAGGAGGTGGCGATGACGCATAGTAAGATAGATCGTCCTTTGGAGGAGTTAAGTAGGGAGGAGTTGATGATGATTGCTCAGAAGCGTAAGACGGAGGCGGCGTTGTCTGTTGAGTCGGAGGTTTCTGAGATAGGAGAGGTGGTGATGTTGGATGAGCAATCTGGATAGGTTGCTTGAATCTACAGAGGTGAAGCCTACTGTTGGGGAGGCATTGGGCGTTGTGGATATGTATTTGAGGGATTGCGACTCTATTATGTCAAGGGAGAGAAAGAACCGTATGATTCATGCGATGGGTCTTTTGTTGCCTAAAAGTGACTTTGCAAAGAGGGAATATGAATAGTAATAGATGGATAGACGCGGTGTATGGTTTGGCGGGTATTCCACGTGAAACAATGGAAGAGTATCAAAGGGTCAAGAAATCGTTGGGTTCATTTTCCGTTAAAAAAATATTCCCAAAATTAGGTGAAAAGGTAGAGCCGCATACGGATGAGGACCAGCGGGTGGTGTATGAGGAGGATGAGCATGGTAAGACGGTTACTACGTTATTGTGAGAGATCCTGCACAGCAAGCGGCTGAGATTCTTTTAGAGCGGGAGTCGGCCTATGATACGTTGCTAGATTTCACTACGTTTACCTTCCCCAAGTTCGTAGTAGCGGATCATCATCATGTTATCTGTGAAAAGCTCCAAGAGGTGGAGTCGGGTGAGTGTCATCGTTTGATGATTTTTATGCCGCCTAGACATGGCAAAAGTGAGTTGGCTAGTCGCAGATTCCCGGCATGGTTTATGGGTCGCAATCCTAATTCATCTATAATACATGCTTCATATGGTCAGGAGCTAGCTACGGATTTTGGTCGTGATGTTAGGGAGATCGTCAACGGCGAAGAGTATCAAAAGATTTTTGAGGGGAAGAAGCTTTCTCAGGATGCTACTGCCGCTAATAAGTGGCGTATTGCTGATTATCGGGGTGAGTATTTTGCGGTGGGTGTTGGCACGGCAGCCACGGGACGAGGAGCAGACCTACTCATTATAGATGATCCTATTAAGAATCGTGAGGAGGCAGATTCGTTATCGGAGCGAGAGAGGGTCTGGGCGTGGTATCGCTCTACGGCCTTTACTCGCTTGCAGCCTAATGCAAAGATCATTGTCATCCAAACACGCTGGCATGACGACGACTTGAGTGGTAGGCTGATTCAGCAGATGGATGATACGGAGGAGGTACGGGATTGGGAGGTATTGAAGCTTGCGGCAGAAGCGATGGATGACGATCCTTTGGGTAGGGACAAGGGTAAGGCTCTCTGGCCGGGATGGTATGATGAGAAAGCGTTAAAAGAAATTCGTGGGGTCTTGGGGGAAAGAGAGTATCACGCACTTTACCAGCAGGAGCCTACCCGTGCGGAAGGAGCCTTTTTCCACATAGACTGGTTTGATATGTATGAGCATCTCCCTCCTCATACTACGTTGCGTTTTTATGGTACTAGTGACTATGCAACATCAGAGCGTTCTGGTGCGGATTATACGGTGCATGTCGTTTTTGCAGTAGATCCATATGACCGTATTTATGTGGCTGATTTTTGGAAGAAGCGAGCTAAGCCACAGGAATGGATTGAGTCGGTCATCGATATGATGAAGAAGTGGAAGATCACGCAGTGGGGGGAGGAGCGTGGTCAGATCTTGAATTCTGTTGGTCCTTACTTATCACAGCGGATGAAGGAGCGTGACGCTTATTGCTATAGGAAGCAGTATACGCCGAGTAAGGATAAGACAGTTAGAGCTAGAGCTATTCAGGGGAGGGCGCAGCAGAAGATGATCTTGTTTCCTTCTAAGAGGCGTTGGACACAAGAGGTGTTGCAGACGTTAACCAATTTCCCCGTGGGGAAGCATGATGATGAGGTAGATTGTTTTTCTTTGCTGGGTATTATGTTGGAAGAGCTTACGCCCGGCAAGCCGCTACCTGACGAAGATAATCCATGGGGAGCTAGGACATATACTTTTGAAGAGTTGATGCACAGAAGCAAGTTGCGTAGGCAGGGTAAAAGAGTCGTTAGGGAGGCTCCTATCATAGGGTCACACGATCCTATTCCTTATGACCAGCATTATAGTAGTGTAGAATAGTAACTACCAAGAATTATTACTACTTGACAAACTATACCTAATGGAAACATATTAATATTATGCCGGTATCTTATCCAAATAAACGCGAACATCAATTGGAGTGGTGGAAGCGTAGGATTCAACACGCTACGGACTTCTACCGACCTTTTTTCGATGCTTCACAGGTCTTACTCGATCAGTACAATATGCAAGCGGCTACTGAGCGAGAAAAGGACTTGGAAGACCTGTCTTTAACGGGCGATCCCGGTACGAGGATCAAAACTAATTTGATCTATGGGTGGATCGACCAGAGTGTCTCTAATATAGCCGCGCACGATCCCAAGTTTAAAATAACTCCTTTCAATAAAGATGGTGTAGGTCAAGAGCGATTTGTCGCTAAGATAAGCGATTATTGGTATCGTGAAACGGGGCAGTTGGAGCAGGATAAGCGGGTTTTATTGGATGCTTTTCTCAGTCCTTGGGGTGTTACTAAGGTTGGCTACACCATGGACTTGGAGACGGATATCGTCACCAGCCAGCTTTTGAACCCCGGCAAGGTGATGGATGATCCCAATACAGAGTCGCTGTTTCTCACTTCGGGTGAGATAACGACGGTCACCGCTGAACAGAGTCACGAAGAGCATATTGCGGTCCATACAGAGTTCCTTCAGCAGCCCGACCTCGACCCTCGCTTTCAGGCTATCTTAGAATCCCACATTCAAGACCATCAAATAATTTTGGACAGGGGAGATGCGGGAGAGCATACGTCTATAAAATGGGAAGCTCCCTATGGACGAAGGTGGAACCCCGGTGACTTTCTCATGGACCCCTTTGCCTCTGATGGCATACATGATGCCAAGTGGGTGGCTTTTAGATACGTGCGCCATATAGACGAGATGATGGCAGACGATTCCCTCTATAATACCGCCGACTTGGAACCATCGGAAGAGTTACGGTTTGCCAATGCCCCTGAGCAAGACAACATCTATGAAATAGATGATTTTGGCATGGTAGAGGGGTATGAGATCTATGCAAGGAATATGGTCATAGGACAGGGCAGTCGCTCCAACCTATTTCTCAACTTCTCCCCCTCTCACAATAAGTTCTTTCGCTATGAAGAAGATTGGCCTTTCAGGCACGTAGAGGGGTTCCCCTGTGAGGTCTTGAACTTTAATAATTCATTGACTACGTGGTTCAATAAGCCTCCGCTTCTATTGGCGGGAGGGGATGCGTTGCAGTCACTGGTAAATGAGATACTGGACTCTTTCCTGTCGGTCATACGCAAGCAGAAGAATCTCTTTCTCTATGATCCACGTTATGTGTCAGATACAGAGATCAATGACATCCTTCAAGCGGATGACATGGAAGCTTTTGAGGTAGAGGGGCTGGTAGAGTCACAGGGTCGTGCTGTGCAAGCGGTGCAGTTTGGGGATGTGCAGAGCGACAAGGGCCAGTTGCTCAACATGGTTCAAACAATGTTTGATCGCAGTGCGGGTACTCCTCAACCCGTAGCATTGCCCCAGAGCGATACGGCTACTGAAGCCAATATAATGGATAAGCGTAATTCGGCCAGAGAGGATGAACGCGCACAGGCTTTTAAGTACTTCCAAGTTCGTAAGGCGATGAAGTTCTGGCAACTTACGACAGAGTTCAAGCCAGAGAGAATTTTTCTTATAGACCCTAATGCCGATGAGTATGTATCCATTACAGAGGATATGGCAAAGGGTGAATATGATTTTGAGATCGACATAACTTCTGGGGCAAAGGCTGTAGCCTTAGAGCGTAAGCAGTATCTGGACTTGATCAACTTAATGGGTGGTTTAACAGATAAGATTCAGCAGATTTATGGAGAACCTCCTAATCTGGGTGAATTGGTTCGGTTGCTGTTGGTGCGAGGTTATGAGATCCATGATCCAGAGCGTATCCTTCCCTTCCTTGATAAACCCGCCAAGGAGGTCATTAATCCTGCTGCGCCTGAGGCTCAGGCGGCACCGGGACAGGCTCCCGGCGGCGCGAGGGGTGGGGCAAGAGTACCGAGCGGTGCAGTAAATCCGAGTATGATGCGACAGCCTCCACAGACACCCAGCAATATTTTAGGAGATGCCCAACGTACGCAAGGGCAGGGTGCGCCATCACCGCCCCGTCAGAATGTGGAAGGACGATAATTATGCCAAAAGTAGGATCAAAGCATTTTGCCTATTCCTCTAAGGGGATGGCACAGGCCAAAGCATACGCTAAGAAGAAAAAGAAGAAAGTAACCAAATCTTCCAAGCCCAAATCCAAGCGCAAATACTAGGGGTATATCATGGCTACCAGACAACAACGTAAGGCGAGTAAGTCGAGTAAGTCGAAGAAAAGCGACCTAGACAAGTTGGAAGAGTTTCTAAAGGGGCTTAGTGGCGGTCCTCTAGCTGATGAAATCAGAGGATTTGTAGCAGAAAGGAAGCAGGGGGCGGGTGGCTTGCAAGGGGATATGAGCGTAGGGACGGAAGCTCCTGCTTCACAATTTGATAATAAGTGGTCTTTGCGAGGAGGACCAGAGGGGATTCGGAGTAGAGAGGATGTGCGGGCTTCTACCAATGAAGCTTTCAGGAGGGGGTTAGGCAAACAGGCGAGGGAAGAGTCGGGTATAGCAGCCCCACAAGCCAAAAGTAGACTAGATCGATTGAAAGGGCTGGCAGGTAGGGCTGGCAGTTGGCTGGCTTCTGGAAGAGGTGGCATAGAGGGTAGAAACGTCCAACGGAGACAGCCAGCACCTGAGGTTGCAAAGCCTAGTGTAGGTCTTATGCAGCCAACGTCACCCTTAACGCAACCTTTAACTGCTTCACCTACGGCCCCAGCAGCAGCAGGGGTACGTCGCGGTGGTGAGGTAGCCCAAGGGGGACCAAGTGTTGATCCAAGACAAGGTAGAGACTTCCAAAGACCTCCTGTGGCCACAGGAGGTGCGGTAACGGCTGCTCAGCGTAAGAAGTTAATGGAATCGGCGGGGTTTTCTGGTGCAATGCCTCCTGCGGGTCAACCTCCTATACAACAAGGACCAAGATCGGGACCACAGAGAGGTTCAGCAGGACAGGAGGGTTCTAGGCCAACGCAGTCGGCACCCCAAAGACCCCCTCAGGCTGCTCCGCAACCGCCATTAACCCTTGATCAGGCTCGTTTGCCAGCGGCATTAGGTGGAGTAGGTAGATCAAGGGCCATGGGTTTTGGTGATTTTCAGAAGTCTGGAGGAGTAGCGGGAGGGGGATATAGTCCTGCCGCAGCAAGATTACAAGGCACGATGGAAGCAGGGGCGCAAAGGGCTGGGGCCATAGGAGCAAGGGGTAAGGATGAAAAGATGTATGCTGCGGGTGATCAATATGGTGGTGGACAGGCTAGGTTTAATGTAGAGGAAAAGCAGGTGCGGGATCAAATAGATACCCTACTTCAAAAGGCCCAAGGAGGAGATAGGGCTTCAAAGCAGGAGTTGTCAAAAATACACGCCGACCTTACGTCTCAAGCTGACAGAGCAGAAGGTGGACCTAGGGTTCGTCCCGGCCAAGGACAGCTAGAGACTACCGTGGGAGGTTCTGGAGCGCAAAAGCTACCGCAAGTGATAGTAAATAGAATATTGAAAGACTACGGTCAGCAATTTAGAAGTATTTTGGCTGGACAAACGCAAGGAAGACGCGCTCGTAGATAATGAAACAAGGTCAAAAATTATATGATTTTAAGTGCAAGGCCTGTGAAAAGGTAGAGGAGAGGTTCGCTTTATTTGAAGAGCGTAGCTATACGTGCAAGGATTGTGGCGAGGAAACAGAGCGTATGTTTCCCATGAATGCCCTCAAAAGTTTTGTGCCTTTTGAGGAATATTATGATGAGTCCTTAGATTGCGACATTACTGGACGTAGGCAGAAGAAAGATGTGATGAATGCACTTAATGTGCATGAGTCGGGAGATAGGAAGCATGGAGGGCGTAATTGGGATTCGGGTAATCCCACTGCTATTCGCCCTTCATCCAAGCTACGGGGTAAAAAGATCGACGACATCCATCGCAAAAAAGATGTGATGGAGAAGGCTAAAGATTCTTTTACCTATGATGATGGATAAGGAGATGTATAATGACTGAGGCAACTATACCGATAGATCCAGCCATGGATAACCCTGCTGATGCTTTACAGCAGATGGAGGCGTCCCAACGGTTAAGTGAGATCGATACGGCTATGGATGCTCGACGCGGGGGAGCAACCGCGTCTGCCACTAACCCCAGATCGGATGCGGCTTCTAATGGAAACTCCAATTCCGATACTACGGGGGAGAAATCTGCTGGCAGGGACCAAGTGCTTCAATACTTGGAGGATAACGCTCATAATATCCCCGGTGGCGCACAAGCTTTTCGTGAGATGCAACGCACGATCTCCCAACAGGGTCAATCGAATAATAACCTTGAAGGTAGATTGAATGATTTAGAGCAAGCATTGACGGAAGATCAGCCCGAACAGGTTGATGCAGATACGGAGCGTCGTAGGGCATTAGTGAATCGTATTCCCAAGCAGCAGCAAGAAGCATTTCAAGCTTTATTGGATGAGATGGGGTATGTGTCTCGCCAAGATCTTGAAGATCAGGAAGTGGATCGTGAAGCCTATCAATACACGGTAGATACCATTAATGAGGGTGTCGATGCGTGGGGAGATAACTTTGGCCATATGGAGGGGGGAGAGTTTGTATGGAACCCCGACATATATGATGGAGTTCGTGAGTTGTACTCGGATATGCTTTCCAAAGACAAAGGAATCACACCGACGCAACTGTACAAAATCTATCATTTCGATAATCTTCTTGAAGATGCATATAATCGTGGTGCTACGGAAGGACGGGGTGGCATATCGAATCGCGTGGCTCGTGCGGCCAATGCGAGGACTATAGACCAGTCGTCACATCGTGCGCCTGACAATCAATCGATCTATAGGGAAGGAGACAGCTTGGATACGGTTACAGAACGTGCCGTATTAAAAGCGTTTCGTGCCTTGGGTCAATAAATATTTGATGGAGCTTTCTAATGGCAACGGGAGAAAGTAGCCTAAGTAGAACATATGGTCCGTTGCTCACGATGACCTTGGATGAGATCCTTTCATCGGGAGCAATACAGGACAATGTTTATCAGGCCAATCCCACGCTGGATTGGTTCAATTCTGGAAATCGTATCAAGGTATTGCAGGGAGGCGAACGTATTCGCATTCCTGTGATGACGGGTACGAATGGTACATTTAAGTGGTATTCGCAGTTGGATACTCTTAATATCACTCCTTCAATCGGCTTTACCACGGCATGGTATCAGTGGAAGCAAGCCGCAGTCAGCATCGCTATTGACGGTCTTACCGTTCGTCAGAACATGGGTCCGACACAGATTGCTGACATTATGAAGGAAAAATCCCGTCAGGCCGAACTTAGTTTGGTGGACGGTATTGCTACTGGTGTTTTCTCTGATGGAACGGGTTCCAGCAATAAGCAGATGACGGGTTTGGAAGCAGCATGTCCAGATGATCCGACTTCTGATACGACCTATGCTGACATCAATCAGAAAGATAACACTTCGTGGCGCAGTCAGATTCAAAGCAGTGTTGGAGCAGCCGCTACTAATCTCATTTCTAATATGCGGACGGTATGGAATGACTGCGGTGAAGGGAAATCGGGTTCTAATACTTCGCCCGATTACATCGTCACTACTCAGACGGTTCACGAATCGTTTGAGGCGTTGATTGCTCCTCGCGTACGCTATGAACCCAACCCTTCGGGTGGTGCAGATGCTGGCGTTGAGAAGCTGCTGTTCAAGGGTGCTACGGTTGTCATGGACAATTTTTGCGGTTCGGGCAACATGTACATGCTTAATGGTTCGCATATCATGCTTTTCGTTCACGCGAAGGCTAATATGGCGATGACTGATGAGGGTTTTCAGAAGCCCATCGATCAGGATGCGTTGGTTGCCCAGATTCTTTTTCAGGGCAATATTGCTGTCAACAATCGTCGTAAGCTTGGTAAGCTTACTGGTATTACCTAAACTAGGCAGATAAGGCTTAAGGAGATACCAAAATGGCAGCTTTAACGCATTCTACATCTTCATATGGTCCAGTGGGCGAGAATGCAGTGATTACGGGAACGATTACCATTCCCGATGCGAATAAAAATCACATGACACTATTGCCTTCTTCAACTGGTTTTATTTTAGCATGTCAAGTGGCGGCGCAAGAAGAACTTACAACTGATCCACTGGTGGTAATAAATACAAACACTTCACTGGATACGGTAAATGGAACCGTATTGATTGAAGCGTCATCTGCCTGCGAAGTCATCTTCACGGCAGTTGTAAGTGGTGGACCTTTTTAATTCAAAAGTTATTTGAGGAGAACTAATCATGCAGCTACAGACAGTCAATCGGTCTGACGCTGAAAAGGTGTTCGTGAATGTTACGAATGTCGGTGGTCAGACATGCACCAATAATCAACCTGTGTTTGCTTTTACGGCTGCACAGAATCTGGCTAGCGTTGGGAGCAATAACAACGTAACGTCCATTAAGAGGACGATTACCAGTGCAGGGTCATTTATTGGTCTTGCGGATGAGGATATTGTAAACAACGCAGTAGGCAGAGTGCAGGTATACGGCTATAAGGCTTCGTGCCAAGTAGCTGGTAGGGGCAGTGCTGGAGTAGAGCATTGTGGAACTTGTTGGGGTCCACCTGTGACCATAGCGTCATTGGGCTTGACTTCAATCGGATATGGCGATACAAACGGTCCTGTAGTTGTATTGGATACCGTTGTTGCTGCCACGATGCAGTTAAATGCCACTGGTCATGCCAATCACGTATTTATTCGCAACCTGTAGAATAGATTGGGGGAGGGGAGGAACGACCTCCCTCCCCTAATTTTTATATGATTAATATTATCAAATCAATGTTATCCAAGAATGAGTCTACGGCTCGTACTTTGATGAGATGTGATTGTAGTAAGCTTTTTTGGGAAGATTCGCCGCAAGATGTCTTAAAATCTCACGATGGACATAGGTATAGTCCTGCTACGGGCGGTACCTATTTCGAATTTATTAAAATGAAATTAGGTCTTATAAAATGAAGTTGGCCATAGGAATGCCTTGGTACGATGGGCCAGATGTAAAAACCTTTGCCTTGTATCAAGATATGTTTATGTACTTTGGCCAATTGAGGGAGAGAACTATTTCCAGAAATTCCCTAGGAAAAGATAAGTTCGATGCCTTACTGCCCTCTCTTCCGTCACTGCACCCCAATGCAGATCCAACCATAGAGGATTATGATCGAATGGGGAAGTTGGATATTGCCCTAGTTGATTATTCGCAAACGTCATTGGTTGGTAAGGCTAGGGATATGATTGTAGAGCAAGCCCTATCATGGGATGCAGATTATTTGTTTATGTGGGATGCCGATATGAAATTTGAGTATTCTACATTTCTAAATCTTTGGAGGCATAATTTGCCTATGGTGGGGGCATTAGCTTTTACGGCACGACCTCCATTTTATCCAGTAATAATGAAAATAATAGAAAAAACAGGCACTAATAATGAACCTGTTTTTACATCGGATATAGTATTTGATTATCCCAAAAATAAGTTGATAACCAATGTAGATGTGGGAGGAGCAATAGCTTTTGGAGCTAGCGTCATACTATTGGATATGAATATATTTAAGCAGATCCCCCAACCGTGGTTCTATTCTACTGGATGTGGGGAAGATTTTCATTTCTGCACTAGATGCCATGAGTTTGGTATCCCACGATATATTGATACTTCAATAAAGACATCACATAAGAGGTGGGATGTTGATTTTGTATCAGAATCCTATTACGAAGAGTATATAAAGCATAATAAAGAATTATACACATCCAATTGGCCTAATGATGCAATGACCTTCAATCTTATAGAGGCTCTTGAAAGGTAATGGCATTTCTATCTATATGCATACCCACGTATAATAATCACCAACAATTGGATTGGTGTCTTCACTCTTTATTTGAACATACCGATTACAATTATAAAATCTTGGTGATCGATAATGAGTCGGCCATAGAATCCTATAAGAGCATTCAAAATATCATACAGGATTTGCCAGAAGATGCAATAACGATAGTCCAACCGGGATCGAATTTAAAGTGGATGGGGTCTATCAATATAGGTCTTCATCATATTCACGCAGCGCAGTCAGAATATTTTTGTATGATGAATGACGACACGGTCTTTATACCAGAATCAAAAGACTTTTGGAAGAATTTGATAGATGTATTTGAAGATCCCTTAGTGGGCGCAGTGGGTCCATGTAGTAATTTTGTATCGGGAAATCAAAATCTTTTCAACGTAGAAACACCATCTATAGTAGAAACTACTTGTTTAATAGGAATGTGTTTGGTTGTAAAGACAAAACTTTTTCGTGAAATAGGGGGATTGGACGAGGCTTTGCCGGGAGGAGACGATCTGGACTTGTCGATACGATTGCGTGATCGAGGTCTTAAATTAATCGCCAATAGGACATCATACTTGCATCATATAGGACAGCAGACAGGGAAGCGAGTTTTTGAGGGCTATTGGGATTCTGGCATACATCAAGAGATAACTAACAATGCAATTATTAAAAAGCATGGACTAAAGAAATGGGTGACTTGTACGGGACATACGTGGAAAAATTATAGGTTGAAAAAAGGACTTAGCCACCAAGAGGATTTGTATGAAAAGCATACAAGCAATTGAAGGACATCCTCGCTTAGCTTTTGTTTATAATAGTGATATAAGAAATAATGGGACTCCCACCCTATGCTTTAATGCTGTGAAATATCAATTGGGGTGGGGAGAGGGCGTATGCAGGTATAGACCACCAGATGATGATTCAAAAAAATTGCCTCCTGCTGAGTTTTATATTCATATAGATGATGGCAGAGATGACTTGAATTGGACCGCTCCCGAAAATAGTGCCTACTATTCTATTGATACGCATATGGGGTATGACTTTAGAAAGGAAAAGGCCAAACAATTCAAGTACGTTTATTGCGCTCAAAAAGAGGGTGCAGAGCGAATGAGGGCAGATGGTATAGAATCAGCTACATGGTTGCCATTGGCTTGTAATACTATGGCCCATCCAAGCCTCAGTGAAATGATGGTTCACCCAAACAAAGAATCACATTTGGGGACGTGGACATTACAAAAAGAATGGGACGTTTCTTTTGTAGGTCATTTTATGAGAGACTACGAAGAAGATCAAAATAACAGAATTGATTATTTGGATTCTTTGTTCAAGGAGTTTCCCAATAGCTGGTTTTCTTTTAGTTGTTTCTTTGAAGACATGTCCGTACGTTACATACGGTCTAGAGTAGGGTTTAATGTCAGCATTAAAAATGATTTGAATATGCGATTTTTTGAGATCTTATCTACTGGAACATGCTTGTTGACAAATACTACGGTAGACGGAATAGAAGAGCTTGGATTTGAGGAGGGAAAAGACTTTTTAGGCTATACGAATAAGGCCGAAATGAAAGATAAGATTCAATGGGCATTGGATAATCCAGTAGAGAGAGAATCCATTGCTAAATCTGGACATGAGAAGTGTCGTAAGTTTCATACATATGAACTTCGTATGAATAAAATCATTACAAATGCTGGTATTAAGCTATCGGCATAGGAGAGTATAATGGATTTTTCACAGGCGAGTCCTTGGTCTGCAACAGCGGCTGGAACCGATTCTGGTGCTTCGGCCAGCAAGGCTGCTATAACGGGCAGTCAGCATTTTGTATCCTCTATTTCTGGCCATATAGATGCAGATTCTATTATTACCATTAAGAGTGCGTCAACTATTATTTGGCAAAGTAAGATCGATTTGTCGGTAGAGGGGTTTTCGTTTTCATTTAATGTTAATAATGTAGCAAGTACACCGGGGGAGGCAGTAACTGGCAACATAGCTTCGTCAAGTGCTGATTGCCAAGTCAATATAAGCGGATTCACTATATAAGGAGAATGTTATGAATCGCAAACCATCCGTTGTCCTTGATACAAATCTTACTGCTGCGCTTCAAGAAAAATTGGAGCATGGTGAGGAGAAGCTAGCTAATGGAATAGAGCTTCCTCTTTCTGATGCTGATAAAAATACAGTGGTATACAGAAAGTTTGAAGGGACAGACCCAAGCGTCACCGATGTCATTCATCACAGCACATGGACAGAGGAGACGATTGTCAGTAATAGAGTGAATGTCTATGGCGATAATCTCAATAATGCATCAGAGAATCGCAATATACAGGAAGATGATGGTATCATTCTCAGGTTTGAGGGTACGCCTAATGGAGAAGTGGCTATAGATACAAGGTCGGGGCGTATGTTGACGGAAGAGCAGCAGGAGCTTGAAGAGGAAGCGATGGGGGCTAGTTATCCCATGTTTAAGAGATGGGAGTTCAGACTTGCTTCAGCAAAGCTTACAGATGGTCCAGAGCGCAGGATGAAGCTTCACCAGACCTATGAAGAGCGTAAGAACGATGAGCAGAGCAGCATGTTGTCCAGCATGGATAAGGTCTTTAAAACAATGTTTGAGCGTTTTGACGGTCAGGCTGGCGAAACAGGTCAGATTCCCGTCCTATCTGAAGATGGTGCCATAGAGCTTTTGATGAGCCAGTATTCGGGTGATCAAGTTAAGGCTATGGTCGATATGAAGGAGCTTCAGCAGGAGCATACGGAGCAGATCATGGCCTCTTCTTCAGAACCAGAACCTTCTGAGGATAAAGAGGTAGTGAAGTTGGTAGAAGAAGGGATATTGGAGGAAGCGGCTCCTGCTTCCACGAAACGTGGACGTCCAAGAAAAGGTAAGTAATGGCTAAGAAGGGGTATCATAGCCTTTACAAGAAAAGTAAGTCTTCTTCAAGGGGTACATCACAGGTAAAGAGGGCTGCGAAGAAGGCTACTAAGAAGCAAACGGCAAGGGCTGAATCTACTTTCAGGAAGCAGCCAAAGGCCCAAAGGCAACCTAGAATGACTAAGGAAGAGAGACGAAAACAAGTTGTCTCTTATAAACATTCAATGGAAGCAGGATTTAGACCCCTTCAAGCTATCATTTTTGGAATTGAAGACCCACAGGCTCAAAAGGCAGAAGCTTTTGGTAGGGAGATAAAAAAAGAACGAAAGGCAGAAAAGAAAAGGCGCACTAAGGCCAGTGGTGGCACTCGTCAATCTCAGAAGCGTAAACAGGGTGATTACTAAGTGAAATTCTCTGACATCATATCTTATCTCAATAAAGCGGCCTCTGAGGAGGCTGGTGATGAGTTTGAGACAATGGCCAAACGTGCCGTCAATCTCATCTACGAAGAGCTTCTCAGTGAGACGGATACCGACTTTGAGCGTAGAGAGTATACCTTTGCTACGGTGTCTGGCACCAGCAAATATGGTATGCCCCTCTACGTCCAACAGGTCTTGAATATAGAAGACGATACCAATGATAGGCAGTTGGTATTAAAGACCTCTCAGGACTTTGACAGAGAGCGGGCAGGGTCGAGTAGCAGTGGTACTCCTACAGAAGCCTATGTTTTTGGCTACTTTGGGGTGCAGAAACAACCTGCTTCGGCAGGTACCGTGTCAGTGGTAAGCTCTTCGGCACTGGATGCGGGAAGCAATTACAAGGCAGTTGTTCATGGAATGTCTAGCGGCGTTGATCTGCGAGAAGAGATCACTTTTACTGGAATAACGCCAGCAACCTCGACTTCTAGTTTTGATGCTGTTGCAAATGGTATTGGGATACGCAGGGTGGTCTTGCAGCAAACTAATAACGTTACCTTTGTTGGGACGGTGACCGTTAAAGATACAGATAGCAATATATTATCGGTCATTCCTCCTTATTGGGGCGATTCTCCATCCTATCAATGGTGGGAGTTATATCCTGTTCCAGATGCGGCTATTACGTATATTGTCCGCACCTTGGCGAAGAAGCCGCCATTGATTAACGACGATGATTGGCCTGAGTTGGACAATCGTTTTCACGATCTTCTTATTTATGGCTCAGAAGCCATTCTTCTTCCTCTAGTAGGAAAAGGTCAGGCAGGGCAGTTAGCAGCACGAAAGTATGAGCAGCGAAAAGAGGATTTCTTAGGACATAGGGAACAGAAACAGGTTACCTCTAGGAAGTTTAAGAATGTAACCAACCCTTATATCCCGCCTTCTTCTTATACGAGAGGCAAAATACCTAACGCCAGCGCATAATATATGACTGTAGCATTACCAGAACCCCGTGTATTTCCTGATCTTCAGCGATCCCAAATTTTTATGTTCAGGGGTCTTAAGGATGTCCACAACTACCCGTCTCCAGATTTGGGTCCAGAATCTGCTATTGTAATGGACAATATAGACTTGTCCGAACAAAGAATGGCAAGACGAAGAAGCGGGTATGCAAAATACAATACCAGTCAGATAAGTGGATCTCCTGCACTAACTGGGTTCAGGCATCAGCTTATAGGCACTCAGGGGTTGCGTAATGTCTATACTACGACTACAAAAATATTTGCCGACAACGGAACTACAAGGACAGATCTGACTGGCTCAGTGACGCTGAATGCAGGAGCAGAGGGAAGACATAGATTTGCCTATTTAGACAGCAAGTTAATAGCGGTAAATGGAACAAATAACATTTGGACGTGGGATGGGAACACGTCTAATAGTGCGGTTGCTATGACTACTGCGCCTGTAGTCCTAGCTACCTGTGAAGATCTTATAGTTCATAAGAACGTACTACTATTCATAGCTCCGACGATAAGCAGCACCAAGTATCCGACAAGACTTTACTGGTGTGACGTAAATACGGATACTTTTGGTGTAGATATAGACAGGGTCTTAGATAACAACAGGTTTGAGGTTGATGCTGGAGGTACCGATATAGTAGCTGGTGCTTCTGCGTGGGATAAGGTCTTTATCTTCAAGAAAGACGGGGCGTATATAGGAGACATTGTATATCATGTAGGGGCATTGGAATATGTTCCCGGCAATACAATGAGGGGCTTTTCTCCAGTTTCAAAGATGAGTATTATCGTTCGTCCAGAATTTATCTTTGGGATAGCCACAGAAGGAGCTTTTGTTATAACACCTGACATGCAATACAGGGTTGTGACGAGAGAGATCGACTTTCAATCTAAGTTTAATTTGGCAAGGCTTCAATATGCTGTATCTACTGTAAGAGAGAAAGATCATCAGGTAAGAGTTCTTATGTCTTCTACGTCCAATAGCACTGGACATGATCAAGTTCTTGTATGGGATTGGGAGACTAATGAAATACAGATCGAATCATATACGGCCTCTCTCAATGTTATAAGTAATTTTTTTGTCAGTGACTCTGAGTTTGATTTCTTAGGATCTTATAGTACGGGTTATGTATATAAGGGCAATACAGGAACCGATGACGATTCCACCAATTACAGTTATACATATGAAACGGCACCTAATGATTTGGGATCTCCCGGCACATCTAAGATTATAAAGACTATTATTATATACTACAAGAATACGGGCGTCTTATCGACCATAGGAGTCACCTTAAAACGCGATCAAGGGGTTAGGGGTACCAAGGAAAAGACACTTACAATAGGAACCGATTACGTATACGATGATGATTATGAATACGATTCAGGCCTTTTATTTCCAGATGAAAGAGCTAATAAGGCTCTTTTTTCGATAAATAGAACAGCAGAAAATATACAACTAGAAATAACGGGTTCTAATCCAGCAGAATTAATGGGCTACCAAGTGGAATATTCTATAAGTGGTCAAGGGGTATTATAATGGCAACGATTACAGTTCCTAGTGACTCAACGCTACCTGTAGCTGGAGCAGAAATCAAGGCGGCTCCTCTCAAGGATTGGATTACTAATATTAGGACATTCCTTGAGGCAACCAATATAGATGAAGCCAATGTCGATACTTCAGGTAGTGATGGTATCGTAGGAAAATCTATTGCTCAGACTATTACGGGTCTAAAAACATTCAGCACAACGTCTGCGGCGGCTGGAGGATTGCGTGAGGTAGCTAAGTTTGAGATCAATCCATCGTCTGGAACTCCTGCAAATAATGATGGATTGAGATTAACTTTTACCGCAGATGATGCGGGTGGTGCCGCTACGGCTATAGGTTATGTAGACCTAAAGATGACGGATGCCTCAGCCTCTTCAGAGGATTCGGAGTGGCGTTTTTCCACGATAGCTAATGCTTCTTCAGTAACTCCCCTTGTAGTTAACTCTACAGCTATAACGATGACAACTACCACGGTGGCTATTGGAACCAATGCTACTATTGGTGGAGGCCTTACCGTTACGGGAACAGGTGTTTTTGGTGCTTTGACAGTAGGTAGTGCGGCAATAAGTGAAGCTGAGTTAGAGATGTTGGACGGTATAACTGCCGGTACTGCGGCAGCTTCAAAAGCTGTGGTCTTAGACGCTTCAAAAAATATTGCCACTATAGGCACTATAGGGTCTGGAGCTATTACCAGCAGTGGGGTGGTGACGGCAACAGGTTTTACTATTGGATCTGCTGTAATCACCGAAGCTGAACTGGAAATACTGGATGGGGCTACGGTTACTACCGCTGAATTGAATCTAATAGATGGTGGAACGTCTAGGGGGACGACTGCGGTAGCTTCTGGTGATGGGTTGTTGGTCAATGACGCAGGTACGATGCGTATGACCAATGTAGATACGGTTAGCACTTACTTCGCTAGTCATAGCGTTGGCGGTACTAATATCGCTACTGTGGGGACTATAGGAACGGGAACATGGCAAGGAACAGCAGTAGCCTCTGCTTATCTCGATGCGGATACGGCACATCTTTCAACTACTCAAACATTTACTGGTGATAAAACATTCACAGGGACAGTCACCGTAGGTGTAGATGGAACTGGTAAGGATGTAATCTTCTATGGAGATACCGCATCATCCAGTCTTACTTGGGACGAATCGGCAGATGACTTGGTCTTTGCCAATGCTGGCATTGCAATAAATGGATCAACCGATGCTACTGGAGATCTCTACTATCGTGATAGCTCTGGTTTTCTTGCTCGACTTGCTTCTGGTGCAGATGGATATGTGCTAACGGGAACAGGAGCAGGAGCCGTTCCTGCTTGGGAGGCATCTGGAGTAGGAGGTGGCATTTCTTTTAGTGGGTCTACTGCTGATGGTATGGTTACTTATGGCAGTAGCTCTTCTGCCATTGTTGCATCCACCTTGACCTTTGCCAGTGATATCCTTACTGCCACTTCGACTTCCGCAAATCTTCCTAAGATAGAGCTTAAAAATACCCATGCTGGTGCTACGGCTGGAATTATTCAATTCTCAAAAGATTCTGCTAGTGGTGACGACAGTGATGTCATGGGTACTATTTCCTTCTATGGGACAGATGCAGGGGAAGCTACCCACGAAGAGTTTGCTAAGATTGAAGGTATTGTTGAGACAGCTACTGCTGGACAGGAAGGAGGTCAAATAAAGTTTTCTGTAGCTTCACATGATGCAGAGCTAAATCAAGGACTCCTTATTGAAGATGGCAGTGCTGAAGACGAAGTGGATGTGACTATAGGCAATGGCAGTGCAAGTATAGTCACGATACCGGGACACATAGACCTTGCAGGTAATATTGACGTAGATGGAACTCTTGAAGCGGATGCTATAACGATTGGCGATACGGCTATAGGATCTATATATGGCCCTATAGCTGGCAGTAGTAGTATTGCTACCGTAGGTACAATTGGTACAGGCACTTGGCAAGGCACGAAAGTGGCCTCTGCGTATCTTGACGACGATACTGCTCACCTTGGTGTAGTGCAGACTTTCACTGCCAATAAGACTTTTACTGGAACGGTTACCGTAGGAGTTGATGGCACAGGAAAAGATGTAAAGTTTTTTGGAGATTCTGCAGGAGCTTACATGGAGTGGGACGAGAGTGCCGATCAGCTTCGTATTATGGGTGCTTCAGCAGATGCAACGACTAGCACGGGCAAACTTTTGTTGGCCACTTCTTTGACAGACATTAATGCCAATGATGTTTTGGGGAAAATAGACTTTCAAGCTCCGCATGAGACAGGAACAGATGCAATTGCGGTAGCGGCCTCTATCCAAGCTGTTGCACAAAGCACTTTTAGTGCTAGCTCTAATGCGACAGATATAATTTTTTATACTGGACATTCTGAAGCGGCTACGGAGAAGTTTAGGTTTACCAGTCAAGGCGAGATAGGTATTGGAGGTGCAAATTATGGGTCTGACGGTCAAGTCTTAACTTCCGCAGGTGCTAATCTACCACCAGCTTGGGAGGCATTGCCCAGTAGCGGCATCTCCTTTAATGGTAGTACGGCGAATGGTGTAGCCACTTACGCAAGCTCTTCTGTAGCTGATGTCGAGGCCAACCTGACCTTCGACGGCTCGACGCTGGCAGTGACGGGGTCGATGACACTATCCAGCACCTCGACTATATCGGGCGATATGACGTTTGTCGATAATGCAAAAGTCACGCTCGGCACGGGTGGCGATGCGGATCTCTACTATGATAATTCCAATGCCATCTTGCTACCTGCGGTATCAGGTAGTGGAGGGTTTCTTATAAATACTACCGCCAGAACTAATAATTCGGGAGTCTCAGCCGCGAAGCTCGACTTAGCGACTACAGCGTGGCCGTCAGCAATAATGACTCTTTATAGTGCTGACACTAATCCATGCTCACTAATCTTACAAAAATCACGCAGTGCTACCGTGGGTACTTTGGCGTACCCAGAATCGGGTGACGGCTTAGGGCAGATTGGCTTTGCAGGAGCTTGGCCCGATAATGGTTATTTTTATTATGGGGCTGAATTTAAAGCGTTTGCGGCTGCTGATTGGTCTGACGACAATCTACCGACGTATTTAGCGTTTAGAACAGTACCAGCGGGTGTGTATAGCTCAGTAGAGCGGATGCGGATAAACGCATCCGCGTCACCCGCTATTACAGTCACGGGTACTGCGGGATTGAGTACCGGTACCGCATGGACAGATACCTCAGACAGTCGCATCAAAACCAGTGTTCAGACGATTTCGGGAGCATTGGCGAAAATCAATAGTTTGCGCCCAGTAAGTTTTCGGTATACGGACCAATATCTATCGGCTCACGACGAGATCGACGGCACAAAAACGTATAACTCCTTCATTGCAGAAGAGTACGCAACAGTATTTCCCGATGCCGTATCAGTGGGCGGCGATCTGGTCAAGACCACCCCTGCCGTACTGTATCGGGCCGGTGATAACGACATACCTAATGACAAGGCCGTTGGCGATGTCAGAACTGAGGAAATATCTGAGACACTGATGACCGATCTAAAAACCTACACCCCGCATGATTTGCATATGTATCTCGTTGCCGCAGTCCAAGAATTGTCCGCTAAAGTCACCGTATTGGAGGCCGCATAATGGAAACTGAAGCAGTCGAAGAAGCCACCGTCGAGTCTCAGACGACGACCCCAGAGCAGCAGTTGGCTATAGTCGAGGCCCAGATGCAAGAGAGGCTCAACGTCCTCGCATCCAACGACCCGATCTACCAGCGATGCGTTGGGCAGCGAGATGTCCTCGTCGCCCTCGCGTCCACCCGCACCAACGGTAAGGTGCCTGACGATGCGTAGGTTCTTGTCGCGGATCTTCGCGGCTCTGGGAATTACAGTGACGGTGATTAAACCTCGGAGAAATTGATCATGCCTAAAGTGGGAAGCAAGACTTATAGCTACGGAAAAAAAGGCGTAGCGGCGGCTAAGAAAGAGGCTAAACGCACGGGCAAGCCAATGAAGCAAGCTAAGAAAACTAAACCCAAAGCACGGACTAAGGGTTATTAGATTTACTCCAATTCTTGACCGACTTCTGCGCCCCTTCATTCGTCTTCTTAGATGGATGAAGGGGCCATGATTCACACCTGCGAAGCGGTGATAATTTTCATGCTGGGATCAGCCATCGTCTGGATGAGTGCGCTCGTGATTTGGGCGGCTGTCCAGCGTCGAAAAAATGAACGCGGATACTAATGCAATACCTGCCCCAGCACCTACGTCCTAAGCGTGGATTGGATTGTCAAACATTTCAGGAAGCGCGGGATGAAGTGGACCGCCTAATCGCAGAGATCGCAGCCTACAAAAAGAAAACCAACGATAATGCAACATCTTCCTCGACATCAGCGTCCGAAATGCGGAGCGGATTGCAGGACATTTGACGAGGCGCGAGATGAAGTAGATCGACTGCTGGAAGACCTTAAGGAGCTTAAAAGACAGTTCGCCGCCATGCAGGGGGTGGCGCGGGATCGACGACACCAAACCGACAATCTCAAGCGGGAAAAACGGGTGCTTACGCGCCGCATCGACACGATCAGCAAAGCCCAAGCGGCGGCTGAGAAGCTCAAAAGCACGGCAGGGTGGTCGGGTGCGGCCATTAGCTGCGTCACGTTGATGTGGGCAGCGTTTGGTCATTATGGCTATCCCGGCCCCGCCTGGCTATTTGAGCATGAGATTTTTTACGGGTTTGTTTGCTGGTGCGCGACCACGCTGTTCGCGTGGACAGCGAGAAGCTACTACGGAGAAGACTGATGGACCCCGCAGCGACTGAT